AAATGTTCTTGATGATTATGGGTGGACAGCTTTTAATCAAATTTTTATAGCATCTAATTTTTCTTTACCTCTTCAAAAATATGAAGAAGAACCTACTCAAGGGAGAAAATGGGCTACATATGATAGTTCATTTAAATATGATTATTTTAGTTTTATAAATTATGATATAGAATTAACTAAAAATATAATTGGTGATTTAAAAAACCCAATACCTATTTTAACATCAAGAGTTGAAGATAATCTTAATGAAGTAGGATATAGATTTCCTAGTTTTATGTTAAATATTTTTGATAGAAAACATTTAGAAAAATTAATATCTTTATTTGATAAACAATTTTATATGAAAGATACCCATCCTCATATTGAAGGTAATAAATTTACAGATGCTGAACATTATTTTAAACATTTAATATCTGTTTTTGATTATGTAATACACCCTGATAATATTAAGGATTTAATGTTATTTGAAGATATTACTCTTTTTAATAAAAGTAATACTGAAGATTTTAAGTTATTTATACAAAATGACAATACATTTAAAAAATTAAAATCAAATTCTTGGGTACCTAGATTATTTATTTATGATGTTAAAGTAAAATTAAATATTAAAGTAAATAATAAAACATATAAGTTAAAAGAAAGTGAAAGTATTATTTTAGATCTACCTAAAATAGAAAAATTAGGAATCGAATATAAAGATGAGTACTTAAACTTGTTAGAAGAATATAAATCAGCTAATTACTCCTTTATAAATTATTTAGATGAAAAATAGAAAAAGTTGTGCCTCGTGTAGTGGAAGAAAATTTGATATAATATATGATTTTGGTAAAATACCATTAGCTGGTAGTTTTCCTAAAGAAAATCAAAATATAGAATATTTTCCTTTAAAAATAATAAAATGTAAAAAATGTGGGTTAGTTCAAACTGATACTTTAATTGAACCTAAAGTATTGTTTAAAGATTATAGATACATTTCATCAGTTGGCATGCAAAAACATTTTAATTCATATGCTGATTGGTTAGTTAGTAAAGAAGGTGTAAAACCTATTGATAATGTGTTAGAATTTGGTTGTAATGATGGTCCTTTACTAGATGCATTAAAATATAGAGGGATACATAATACCATAGGTATTGATCCTGCTACTAATATTGTAGAATTAGGTAGAAAAAAGGGATTAAATATTGAAAATGATTTCTTTAATAGTAAATTTGTTGAAGATAATAGGTGGGAAAATAAATTTGATTATGTTTTAGCAAGTAATACTTTTGCTCATATAACAGATATTAACTCAGTTGTTAAAGGAGTTGAACAAACTTTAAAAAAGGATGGTAAGTTTATAATTGAAGTACAATATTTAGTTGATTTAGTTGATAAATTTCAGTTTGATTTTATGTACCATGAACATTTATATTATTATACTATTACGAGTTTAAAAACTTTACTTTCTAAACATAATCTTAAAATAATCGATGTTGAAAGGGTACCAATACATTCAGGGTCAATTAGAGTAATTGCAACTAAAGATTTAAATGTTAAGGTTAATAGTATAGTAGAAGAGTTAATAGAAAGTGAAAAAGAATATAAGGATTTAAGTAACTTTTCTTTATCAATTGAAAAAGCATTATCTAATTTAAAAACATTTTTAGATAATAATAAAGATAAAAAAATAATAGGTTATGGTGCTTCTGGTAGGGCTAATGTAGTTGTAGGTACTTTAAATTTAGATGAAATTTATATCGACTATATCATAGATGAATCACCAGAAAGATATAATAGGTTGACTTCCAATGGGAAAATTCGTATATTGCCCCCATCTAAAATAGGTGAAGCGGACTATATTTTAATTTTTGCTTGGAATTTTTCTGATATGATAATAGAAAAAACTAAACATTTAAATATTCCTTATATTATTCCCTTCCCAGAATTAAAAATTATTAACCCATGAATGGAGAAAAAATATTTATAACTGGTGGTGCTGGTTATTTAGGTTCTAATTTAGTAGCTCGTTATTATAATAATAATGAAATAACTGTATATTCTAGAGATGAAGCTAAACATTATTACCTTAAAAAAAGATTTCCAAATATTAACTGTGTTATAGGAGATGTTCGTAATTTTGATTTATTAAAAAGGTCTTCTAAAGGGCATACTATTGGTATTTTTGCTGCTTCATTAAAACAAATAGAGGCTGTAGATCAAAATGTAGAAGAAGGAGTTAAAGTATTAATTAATGGGTCTATTAATTCAAGAAGAGCAGCAGAAGAAAATAATTTTAAATCAGCATGCTTTATATCATCAGATAAATCTCGTTCGGCAACAACTTTATATGGTTCTATGAAATTTATAGCGGGTGAATCCTTTATAGTAAATGCTGAAAAATCAAATGTAAGGTTATCATCTGCTATTTATGGTAATGTTTTAAATTCAACGGGTAGTATTATTCCTTTAATTTGGGATGCTATAAATAAAAATTATAAACTTACTTTATATTCTGAAGAAATGACACGTTTTATGATTAATATTAAAGACGCAATGGATTTAATAGAAGAGGGATTAAAAGTTAGTGGATTTAATATAATACCCAATTTAAAATCCTTTAAAGTAAAAGATTTATTTGAAATATATAATAAGAAATTTGGACTAAAGTACAAAATAGGTAAGCCTAGAATATCAGAAAAAATACATGAAATAATGATATCAAAAGAAGAGGCTCCAAGAACATTTTATAGTAAAGAAAATGATGTATTTTATATGCATTATAAAAATATAGCAGAAGATTCTATACAAAATGAATTTTCTAGCTATGAAACAATAGTAAGTAAATCTGAATTAAGTAAAATTTTAACTTACTATAATTTTTTTAAAGTTTAATTAATATTTATAACAGTAGTAATCATGAGTGAAATAATCAAATTATCAAAAGAGGAACTTGAAAAACTTAAAGGATATCAAGAAAAAAATAAAGGAATAACCCTTAATTTAGGTTCTGTAGATATTCAAAGAGCAATTTTAGAAGGACAACGAAATAGTATTCTTGATAAACTAGCGGATTTGCAAGAAGAATCTAATAAAACGGCTAAAGAATTACAGAAAAAATATGGTGATGGAAACATTAACCTAGAAACTGGAGAAATTACTTTAGTAAAATAGTTTTTTGAAAAGGTTTTTAATATTTATAATAAAATAATATTAAATAACATAAGAAAATGGCAGAAACATTAATATCTCCTGGAGTATTAGCAAGAGAAAATGATCAATCCTTTGTTACATCTCAACCTGTAGTTAGAGGCGCATCTATAATTGGACCAACAGTATTAGGACCAGTTGAAAGACCAACATACGTTAGTTCGTTTAGTTCCTTCCAAGCAATTTTTGGTGGAGCTCTTAAAAGTGGGTCAGGTCAATTTACTTACTTAACTTCTATAGCAGCAAACCAATATTTTCAAAATGGTGGCGAATCATTATTAGTAACACGTGTGGTATCAGCTTCGGCAACTTGGGCTCCTGCTACAAGTTCATTAATGGAAACAGGATCAGGTGGTCCTACTACAGGATTAGCTCCTTTTGTATTAGAAACTATTTCACAAGGTGAGATAATGAATACAACAGGATCTATGGCTTCTGGAGCTCCGGCAGACGGAACAAATGGACAATTATTAAGTGGTTCAGCTAATAACGTTAGATGGGAAATAGCAGCTACTAATACAGCATCCGGTGTATTTTCATTATTAGTTAGAAGAGGTAATGATACTCAAAACCAAAAAGTAGTATTAGAACAATATAATAATATTTCATTAGATCCTTTTGCTTCAAATTATATTGAAAGAGCAATTGGAAATATGACTACAACTGTAATAACAGAAGGAACAGATACATTTATTCAAGACTCAGGATCATATAATAATATTTCAAATTATATTAGAGTAAAACAAGTAAATTATGCAACCCCAGAGTATTTTAATAATGATGGATCTGCAAAAGATGAATATACAGGATCATTACCTGTAGTAGGTTCTGGTAGTTATGGAGGATCATTTGGAGCTGGAGCAGGTTCAAATATATCTACAAAGGGACCAAATTTATTCTATGAATTAATTGATGGAACAAGTGGAGCTGCAAATACACAAGGTTTAATAGCAGATGATTATACAACAGCAATTGCTTTAATGGGTAATGTAGATGATTACCAATACAATGTAATATCAGTACCTGGATTAACTAACCAAATAACAGCAACACCAATAACATCCTTAGTAAATAATACAATTGCTAGAGGTGATAGTATTTTTGTTTTAGATTTAGTTAGATATAACCAAGCAATAGCAACTGTAATAAATCAATCCTCAGGATTTGATTCAAGTTACGCAGCTACTTACTGGCCTTGGGTTCAAACAATAGATCCAAATACAGGGCAAATGGTTTTTGTTCCACCATCCACATTTATTCCTGGAGTATATGCATTCACAGATGCATCATCAGACCCATGGTTTGCACCAGCGGGTATTACTAGAGGAGGAATGGGACAAGTTGTAAAAGCTGAAAGAAAATTAACTTCTAATAATAGAGATACTTTATATGAAGCAAATGTTAACCCAATAGCTACATTCCCAGGACAAGGAGTAGTAGTATTTGGACAGAAAACATTACAAAAAGCAGCTTCAGCATTAGATAGAATAAATGTTAGAAGATTGTTAATAACACTTAAGGATTATATTTCACAGATTTCTGATAACTTAGTATTTGAACAAAATACAATAGCAACAAGACAGAATTTCTTGACACAAGTAAATCCTTACTTAGAAAGTGTTCAGCAAAGACAAGGATTATATGCATTTAAGGTAGTAATGGACGAAAGTAATAATACACCAGATGTTATAGATAGAAATGAGTTAATTGGACAAATTTTCTTACAACCAACTAAAACAGCTGAATTTATTATATTAGATTTCAATGTATTACCAACTGGAGCAACATTCCCAGCATAAAAACTAAAAAGATAAATATTTATAATAAAATAAGATAATAAAATGGCAGTATTAAACCCAAACGAAATATTTTTCACAGCTTTTGAGCCAAAACAGGCAAATAGATTTATACTATTTGTTGATGGATTCCCTTCTTACATAATGAAAGGAGTAGGGGCTGTTTCACTAACGCAAGGTTCAGTACCTTTAAATCATATGAATGTACAAAGATATGTAAAAGGAAAAACAGTATGGAACACAATTTCATTTACTTTATTTGATCCTGTAACTCCATCTGGTGCTCAAGCCGTTATGGAGTGGGTTCGTTTACATCATGAATCTGTAACAGGTCGTGATGGGTATAGTGATTTCTATAAAAAAGACCTTACAGTTAATGTATTAGGTCCTGTAGGTGACATTGTATCAGAATGGATCATTAAAGGAGCAATGATTACCGAAGCTAGTTTTGGTGATTATAATTGGGATACTGAAAGTACTGCTGTAGAATTATCAATGACAGTTCAACCAGATTATTGTGTATTGAATTTTTAAAATTTTACCCACCCCTGATAAAATTAGCTTGACTTCGGTCAAGCTTTTTTTTTCCTTTTCGCGTAAAAAATTTGGTTACCCTGGATATTTTTCGTATATTCACACCGTAAATAATAATAAAAATCAAGGTTATGTCAAATGTAGTAAAAATTAAAAGAGGTCGTCCAAGTCGAAAAATTGGTAAAATTGTTAAAAGATTTAAACCAAACACAATGAAAATGGATGATTTTAAATTTGATCCTCAATTATTTATTCCTATGAAAACAGGAACTAAAATTGATAATTTACTTTCAAGTGAAGGTGGAATGATGAAAGGTACTAATGTAGCATTTGTTGGTGATCCTGGAGTTGGTAAAACAACTGTATTATTAGACATGCTTGCTAATATGAAAAATAAGGGCAATAAAGTATTATTTATCTCAGGTGAAATGACACAAATTGATATGGTGGGAATGGTTAAAAGATTTCCTAAATTTGGTCAATTGCCTATTTTATTTATGGGTGACTGGATCGAAAATGACCCATTAGTTATTTTAAAATCAATTTTAAGCGAAGGTTGGGACTCAGTTTTAGTAGATTCGTTTGCTGAACTTGCAGTTGCTATTCAAGATTTTCATGGAGGTACAATGAAAAATGCAGAAACTCAATTATTAAATTTATTTGAAAAACATAATAAAGGTGAAAATTTAAATAAATTAAACACTAATTTTATGATCATACAGCAGGTGACCAAAGGTGGAGAATTCGCTGGTAGTAACCGGTTTAAACACATGATTACCGCGATGGCGCATATGAAATTTAATGCTGAAGGTGGTAGAGCAATATGGTTTAGTAAAAATCGTAGAGGTGGAGAAATGAATAAATTACATTTTAGCTTAGATCAAGCTAATCATGTTGGGTGGTTATTTACTGAGCCTTTAAATATGACAATATAACTAGTAGTTATTATTTACAATTAAAAATAGCTTGGCTTCGGTCAAGCTTTTTTTTATATTACATATGTATAATAAATATAGTTACAAACCAATAAAGATTATGGCCGAATTTAACATGCCTACTGAAACAGTAGATTTACCCTCACAAGGAATAGTATACCCCGAAGATAACCCATTATCTAGTGGAAAAGTAGAAATAAAATATATGACTGCTAGAGAAGAGGATATATTAACTAATCAATCTTTTATTGAGAAAGGTATAGTTATTGATAAACTTCTTAAAGCTTTAATTATTACTAAAATTAAATATGATGATTTAATAGCAGGAGATAAAAATGCTATTATGGTTGCTGCAAGAGTTTTAGGGTATGGTGGTGAATATGAATTTTTTTCAATAAATAAAACACATAAAATAGATTTAGCTGAAATTAATAACAAACCTTTACAAGAAAAATATTTTACTAAAGGAGTAAATGAATTTAAATTTACATTACCTTTTACAAAGTCAGAAATTACTTGGAAACTTTTAAATGGTCACGATGAAAAGAAAATAGATAATGAATTAGAGGGTTTAAAAAAATTATATAAAGATAATGTCCCAACACTTTCTACTCGTTTAAAATATATTATTACTTCTATTGATGAAGAAAGAGATAGAAAATTTATAAGAGATTATGTTGATAAAGCATTATTAGCTCGAGATGCCAAAGCTTTAAGAAAACATATATCAGAAATATCCCCAGACGTTGATCTGTCTTTTTTTCCCGAAGGAAGTCAATCCAGAAGATCCATCCCGATTAACATCAACTTTTTTTGGCCTGACGTCTAGTGAGGCAGCTAATGTAAGAGTTAGTTTATTTAAACAAATACATAATATTGTTTTCCATAGTAATGGAGGATATGATTGGCATACAATATATAATATGCCTATTTGGTTAAGGAAATTTACTTGGAAAGAATTAGATGATTACTATCAAGCATCCAATAAAAAAATGAAAGAAGCATCTGAAGGTAAAAAAGGCCAAACAAACTTAATAAATTCTGATGGATCAGTTAATGTTCCTGAATTTGCAAAACAATCCCAACCATATAAAGGTAAAACAAACTATAAATAGTAATATTTATAATAAAATAATTTATGGCTGACGGCAAGGAATTAAAAAATAATCTCTCCGAATCTAAAGAAATCTTATCGGGTCTTCGAGAAGAAGGCCAATTTCTACAAACTACATTTAAAGAAATAGTAGCATCTCTTAGAGATAGTGCTAAAAATAGTGAAGAATTTTCGGAAGCTATTAAATTAGCAGGTACTGACGCTAATTCATTAGCTGCTTCGGCTGCTAAATTAGCTGTTGTTAATAAAGATATTTTAAAAGATGAAAATGCAGCTAGGGCATTAGCAAAAGAAGTTCAAAGTATAAAACTTAAAAAGTTAAAGGTTGAACAGCAGATTAAATTATTTCAAGAAAAAGCTGCAAATGCAACTGGGAAAGAAGCCAAAAACATTCAAAAAACTTTAAAAAATTTATATGCAGCTTCAGAAGCAGCAGCAGCATTAGAAGGAAGTTTTGATGAAATTAATGCAGCTAATGCTGATTTAAACAAAAAGACTGCATTTTTTAAGGGAATGGAAGATACCCTTAAGACTATTCCAGGTATAGGCCCTGCAATCGCTGGACCCTTTGGTAAAGCAGCAAAAGCTGCTAGAGAAGCACGTGTAGAAGGTGGTGGTTTTGTGAAGGCAACAGCAGCTGCTGGAAATCAATTAATGGCTGCATTTGGTCCTGCAGCATTACTTGGTATGATTATAAAGGGTAATAAGGCTGCAACAGAGTTTAATAGAACTTTAGGTATGTCTAGAGATCAAGCCTTTGATATGAGAAAACAAATGGTTGAATTTTCTATGAGCTCTGACAGATCATATGCTTCAATATCAAAATTAAGAGCTGCCCAAGTAGGAATAACAGAAGCTTTAGGTATTTCAAATAAGCTTTCTAATGATGTATTAGAAGACCAGGTAATGCTAACTAAAAAGCTGGGTTTATCAACTGAAGAAGCAGCTGAATTTGCTAAAGTAACTACATTAACTGGTAAAAGTACTACTGATATAACAGAAGGTATACTCGATTCAGTAGCAGCTGAATCAAAGTTAACAGGAATAAGAGTTGATGGAAGAAAAGTTGTAAAAGAAGTATCTAAAATTAATGGTCAATTAGGTGCCCAATATGGGTTTAATACTAAAAGATTATCGGAAGCAGTAATAGCAGCTAACAAATTAGGAGTAACACTAAAAGAAGCTTCTGATATATCAAGAAACCTTTTAGATTTTAGTTCATCTATTGAGGCCGAAATGGAAGCTGAATTAATGACAGGTAAATCAATAAATCTTGAAACAGCAAGAAGATTAGCTTTAGAAGGAAAAAGTGCAGAAGCTTTAACTGAGATAGCTGAACAAATGGGAACGGCAGAAGAATTTTCTTCATTAAATGTTATTCAACAAGAATCCTTAGCTAAAGCAGCAGGAATGACTGCTGATCAATTAGCTAATATGTTAAGAGAAAGAGAAACTCTTAATATGATAGGTGCTGATTCTATAAAACAATTAGAAGAAGAAGGTAGACTAGAAGAATTAAAAACATCAGAAACTGGTAAACAAATGTTAGCCGCATATGAACAATCATCAGCAGCCGAAAAATTACAAGATACAATGACTAAATTAGGTGATTTATTAGGAGAAATGATGGATGGTGCGTTTGGAGATTTTATAACAGGTTTTGCTTCAATATTATCATCTTCAGAAGGTATTTATGCTACAATGGGTCTTTTAGGTACTTTAATGCTTGGAAATATAGCCAAAATGGTTATTGGAATGGGTACTCAGTTAGGTATTCAAAAATTATTAGTTCAATCTGCTAAAAAAGAAGCGGCAGCAGATGCTATTGGTGCAGCAGCAGAAGCTGGTAAGAGTGTTTCTAAAATTCCATATGTTGGTGGATTTATTGCAATTGGTTTAATGGCTGGGATAATAGGATTTTTATTAGGTAAATTATCAACAGCTGATGACCTTATGTCACCAGGTACAGGAATGGGTGGTGGATATGGAAATAGAATGCTATTAGGTCCCGAAGGAGCTTTTGCATTAAATAATAAGGATACAGTTTTAGCTGGTACTGACTTAGGTAGTGGTGGTGGTGGTGATAATACTGGTACTGGGGTTATGGCTAAAGCACTTGAAAATATAAGCTCTACCTTAACGGGAATGGCTAATAGACCAGAACCTGAAATTAATATAGATTCAGTAGATATGGGAACTGCTGTAGGTTTAAATGCATTTCCTATACAGTAACATATTTATAATAAAATAAATTTAATAACTTAAAATACAAATTATGGCTTTACTAAACAAATTTTTATTAGACGGTTCACAAGTAACTTTCTTAAAAGGACAAAAACCAACAGGACCTTTATCTCCTGGACCTGGTACTATTCCAATTAATAATACTTTTGAACAAGGAACTTATGAAGATTATCTTGTCAATATTTCTACAAGAATAACAGATAACACAGGTAACTAAAATTATTATATAGTTGCCTAGGTTACTTACAATAAGGACGGATCTTTCCGAATATAGAACTGCCCAATACGGCTATGATAGACGTGGAGCAGGCCCTCGTGATACTAATGCGAGTGGTCAACCCTATGAAGTAATTGAAATACGTCAAAGAAACTTTAATGAGACTGATTTTGATGCTTCAACACAATTAGAGGCAGGACAAGTAGAAGACTTTTTATTAAGAGGAGGGGCTTTATTACCTGAAATAGCTTTTAGAGATGTTTCTAGATTAACAAAAATGTTTACTGATTTAAAATCTCCTAATGGACTTTTATTTACAGCAAAACAAGAGGCACTATCGAGATCAGGTGTAAATGTTTTAGCAGGTACTAATAATGAAGATTTTCCAGATGGATCTAAAAATAATAGGGCATTTAATAATGGAATTTATTTACCAACTTCTACTATATTACAAGCAGCAGGGGTTGGAATTGGAACACATCTATTAAAACAGGGAATAGACCCAACAGCAGATACAGATGGTGATGGGGGCTTTTTTAACCTTTTAGGTTTTGATGATCCTTTATCAAACCCCCTTTATATAAATACTCTAGCATCAAAAGAAAGATTAGAAAACAAACCATCAAGTAGATTATTAGCTTTTACTTCTCTTAATGTAAATAGAAAAGATACAAACCCTGGCATTTTATATTCTTATAGTGGGGGACCTGGTTCTGTTTTAGGAGTAGGAGGTCGTACTAAAGTTAATATGCCAGGTGATGGAAGAACAGGAACTAATAACCCTCAATTAGATACTTCAGGATTTTATACTACTGGGGTTTCTAAAGTTAGTAATTTTGGATATGATTATAGTGTTTTTGG